ATAAACAGGGTTGGTGTCCTGCACCGTGACGATCTGGGTGCCAACGGTGGGGATGCCCGGGGGCTTCTTGTGCAGGATGGCCTGGCCGATGTCCTGCGGGTTGCCCCCTTCCACCAGAATGTACTGCGCCCCCGCCGGGATGGTCACGCCCTGCTGCACCGTCGGAGCCTGTGCCGGATTGTCCGTCACATAAGCATCCGTCACGCCGGGCAGCTCCAGCAGCGCCCCCATGAGGGACGCATTCTGCCCGATGCTGTTGGCCGCCACGCTGGCCTGCCGCCGGGCTTCAAAGTCGGTGCGGCTTTCGGCGTCAGCACCCGTGGCGCCGGGGGCAGGATTGGTGAGGGATGCCAGCCCCAGCCCCGCCTGATAGAGCGTCAGGCTGCTGGCGGGGCAGCTCACGGCCCCTGCAGTCTGGCAGGAGAGGTCGATGCTGGCCGTGGCGGACTGAGGAAGCGTGATGGCCTGCGGGGCCACATAGAGGCTGCCATCCGTTCCCTGCGCCACGACCGTACCGGCAGCAATGGTCTGGCCGGGGGCGTTCACGCTGGCCTGCACCGTGACGGTCGTTGCCGTAGCCGGCCGACGTTCCATGAAGTAGATGCGCCCTATGGCCTCCTGCATCCGCCCGGAAGAGGAGGCCGGGTCCACGCCATTGAAGATGGCGATCATCGCCCCCAGAAAGTCGCCAAGGATGGCGGTCTCGGAAAGGGCGATCTGCCCCTGCGGGGTGGAAAGGGCCGTGTTGGCCCCACCGCCCAGGGCGGCGTTCATGTCGGCCAGAACCCCGGCAAGGATGTCCTGCTCGGAAGGGGCGGTGAAGCCCGCATCGGTGAGGCTGGGGGCCGGGACGTTGGTCGTGGCGTCAGAACTGGGCATGGTCCGTGCTCCCATCGCTGAAGGTTACGAGAATGACGCCGGTGAGCTGGCGTTCCTTGGTGGGGTTGGCGAGGTGGCAGGTGGCCGCCACCACGCCGGGAACAGACGTGGCGGCATCCTCGATCTCCGAAGAATAGAAGGAGAGGTCCACGTCCGAGCGCAGGATGTCCGTGTCGTAGGGGATGCCCTGCCCGGTGTCGTAGAGCACCTCGCCCAGCCATGTGCGGGCGGCAGAGCATACGTCCTGAAGGATGGCCGCCCTGTCCGTCAGCACGACCAGATTGCCCGTGCTGTCCAGTGTCAGGTCCCAGTCAGGGGTGAGGGAGAGGGTTTTCATGAGAACTCCGGGCAATAAAAAACCCTCCCGGTGAAGGGAGGGTTAGGCACCATGGAAGCATGGATGGTTACTCTGGCGGTGAGGTCTTCCCCCCACCCGCCTGCACCCCGCCATGCGTGTGCTGTTTCAGCGAGACGCCACCTGCCTTCACATCGCCGCTTGTCTCGATATCGCAGTTGGCCTGCACCTTGGCCGCCTCGATTGAAACCGTCCCCGGCGTCACGATGCGCCAGCCACTATCTGTCGCCTGAATGAACTGGTCCGGCCCGTTATTGAGGAAGCCGCCCACATAGACACAGTCCTGCATGGCGAACTGCCGGAACGAGGCGGGGGGAGAGGGCTGCCGTGTGGTGACGGCATGGGTGTGATCCCGGCCAGAAATGACGATGAAGCCAATGTCCCCCGGCTTGGGGTCGATGATGAGGGCCGAACTGCCGCCCTGGATGCGGAGATAGGGGACGCTGTGGATGACCTGCCGGGGGTGGGGCTTGCCCTGTTTGTCCTGCTGGTGGACCATCGGCTGCACATCCACCATGCCAGTGATGGAGGCCTGCCCAGCGTGTACAGCCTTCACCTGCACCAGCATGGAGGGGCCGATCTTGCGGATATGATCCTGAATCCGCCCGTTCATGATCGTGTTGAGATTGATCCCGGTTCCCGTTCTGTCCCAGTAAGGGGTGTTGTTTGTTGGCATGGGTCTTCCCCTTTATTGTTCTGATGCGTTAGATGGGCAAATGACCTTACGGGAGTTGACCATGAAACACTTTCTCCTCATTGCCGCCGCTATCATCGGGCTGTCCGGCGTGGCTCGGGCAGATGCGCTCGAAGAACAAGCGAAGCATGACCCCATTATCGCTAAGATTATTCAGGAAGAAAAAGCAGCCGGAACTTATGGTCAGCCAGACATTGTCTCCCAAAAAGATTTAGACAGGGCGGCTGAATATAATATGCAGCAAGATGAATTGCATCTTCGCAAGATGGGCATGTCCCCCGATGTAGCCCATAAAGCGATATGGGCGGCATCGCACAAGCCTAACTCGGCCTGTGCCCACTGGGTGCGTCAGCTCACAGCAGATTACGACAACGGCCTTGATCGCCCTGATTATGACGACAGGCTCGTAATCTCAGTCGAGCGCTCAGGGAAATGTGAACGCAAGAACCTTGACTGATCATTTAACAGCGATCTGCTGCCCTACGCTCGTCAACTGGCAGTCCACAAAGGTGTGCCAGTTGCCGCCCGGTATTTCAGCCGTGACTTCATGGGTGATGCTGTATGGCAGCCAGAACCCGTTCCACGGAGCCGAGGCGATGCGCTGTCCCTGCTGGTTCAGGCCGTTTTCGCCGGCCACCCACCCGGCAGGAGTGTACTCTTTTACCACCTTCACGGGCTGATAGTAGGAGATGTCTGGCCGCAGAAGGCAGGAAAAGGAAATCCCAGCTCGGTGCAGCCCCTCTCTCCATGGTGTTGTGACTATTCTCTACGTCGTTGTAAATATCATTTAGTAGGTGGCCTGGTGATAGGAAAAATGCGCTGTTTTGGTTCCCCCTTATATTTGGCGAAAAGAGTAATGACGGATAGTGTCTTGACTGGATCATTCTAATATTTCCCAGAGAAGATTGCAGTATTCCGCGAGAGTGTTTTTGTTTAATTTGGCGTCAACCATGATTGAAGTACTTTTTCAGTTAGAGGTTAGGGAGGTTGTGCGGGTTGTGGACACATGGGGTTACCTGTGCCGAAACGATCCTCCTTCTGATCCAGCAGGTATTGGAGGCAGAAAAAGAGGAGTAGTTACGTGGAGGAGATCATGAAGAAATTAGGCGTTGCTTTTGTTCTGGCTTCTGGGCTTTTGGATACTCTCTTTCGGCGAGAGCTGAGGAGAATGAGGATCAGGTCAACCAGTTGATGCAATCCATGACGGCTCAAGACTTCCTGAAAGTTCTGGACCAGTTCTACGGGAAGTAAAGAGGTAAGGGGGAGGAAGCAAAAAACTCCTTCCTTACTGCCGACACGCCATATTTCATCTGTTGCCTGGATGAACTGGTCCAGCCCGTTGTGCGGCTCTCTTTTTCTTTTTTGGAAAAACCGATCGCCACAGGTTTGTGGTAGAAGCAGGCTCTTCCACAGGTCCGTTGAGTGTGGTTTTCATATGTGGCCCTGATGGATCAGGATGTGGTTGTCAGAGTCGGTGGCTGCATCCGGTAGGGTGGGTGCCGTCAATTTCAGGAATGAACAGGATTATGGGCATGAAACATCTGGTGCTGTGCGCCGTGTTCGCACTGGCTCTGCCCGGTGTGGCACGGGCGGAGGCTGTGTATCTGAAAAATGAGGATGGGTCTTTCGCCATAGACCCTCCAAAACTGTACGAATTTCTTCACAAGGCTTATTCCAGCAAGCGGGTGGCGGATAATGCCTATGATGTGCTCATCAACAAACGGCGGGGCAATTGCTACGATGCTGTCGTCCATGTGCTCAGATATTTTGATGATGGGCCAGGAAATGTGCCGAAATATTGTTACAGGCCGGATCTGGCCAGTGATGATGCCGTTACGGACGAGCCGCAGGGCCTGAGAGCGCCCTGAAAGCAACACCCGGCCAGAAAATTGTCTGATTGCCATCGCATGGGGTGAAACCACATTGGAGAGGTTGTCGGGATGCGCTATTTTCTCCGCAGCCTATGGGGCGTAATGCAGGAATCCTGTCCATGAAACACGTTCTTAAACACGTTCTTTTTGTAATTGCAGCCGTTTCTGCTTGGGGCGGAGTAGCCCGTGCGGATGCATTGAGTCACATGCCCGAAACCAGAGGCACCCTCTCTCAGGCGCTGCATAGTGCCAAGGTGCAGGCGCATCAGGGGGTGAATCATCAGGAGCAGCGGACGGATGAGGAGAATCTGCGCCGCATCGGCCTTTCCGCCGAGACGGTGAGGGATGGTCTCTGGGCCGTATCACACCGCCCCCATTCGCCCTGCGCCCAGTATATCCGTCAGCTGACAGCCGATGCAAAGGGCAGTTCGGCGGCCCTGTTGCAGAGTGACCAGCGGCTTGTCACTTACGTCGAGAATTCTGGAATCTGCGAACGCTAACCGGCTGGAGCAGTGGTTTCTCTGCAAGGCAGTCGTGCAGTGATAGAGGGACCTTGCGCTTGATCGACCGTTCCTGATGGTTCAGTGCTGGGCTGCGCCCTTCTGGAAAAGAGGGCGTCCGATAGTGAATGACAGGAAAGGGAGTATCATGTCCGAGAAGGAAGAACCGGCTGCAAACCCTGTGAAGGCAGTACATGACGTGATCAGGAACATGCCAGCTGAGGAACGTGAAAAGGCTCATGAGCGCCATCATGAAGTGCTCGATGAAGTCTCCAGTGATGAATCCGAAACTGTAACTGACTGAAATCTGTTACGGGCGACATGGGCAGGCGGGCCTGTTCCGTCCTGCCCCCGCCCCTGTATCGTGAGGGAAAGGAAAGTGATGATGCGGACGACACTGTGCATGACAGGCCTGAGTCTGATGCTGCTGGCGGGCAGTCTGACAGACGCCCGGGCCCAGACCCCGCTGGATGTGGCGCAGGATGGAACGGTGACAACAAGTGGTCTGGCCGCTCTTGGTGTATCTCCCAATGGGGGGCAGCGCTTGGGGCAGACCGGTAAATGGCAGATGCTGGAGCTGGACCACACGCTTACGGCTCTTCTGGCAGAAAATGATGTCATGTTGTCTGCATCGCCACGTCGGGGTGGTGATGTCTTTCTCATGTTCGTCCTGAAGAATCATGAGATTCACCAGCCAGAACTGGAGGTCCGTTTCTCCAACGGATACGAGGTGAAAGGCTTCCATTATACAGGCATCATCAACCGGGGCACGCAATGGGGATGTTATGTCTCCGAAGCTGAGGGGCACGCCCTGTTTGATGCCCTGGCAGGCAGTACGTCTGTCAGCATGTCCTGGGCAGGGGGCGCAGCCCACATCGATTTTGATCACGGGGATGAGTTCGTCCGCACACTGGCCGAGACAGCTTGGCGTGGAAATATGCCGTTTCCGAAATGATATTTCATTGCGGGGGAGCGCTTGTGCCCGGACCGGTCTGCACGCCGCCGTGAGTATGCTGTTTTAGCGAGATGCCACCCGCCTGAACGTCGCCGGATGTGACAATATCGCAGGTGGCTTCAATGCGGCTGGCTTTCAGGGTGAGGGGCCCTTGTGCGTCTATGGTGACGGATCCCGGCGTCACGATCCGCCAGCCCTGATCCGTTGCCTGTATGAACTGGTCTGGCCCTTCATTGAGGAAGCCGCCCACATATACGCAGTCCTGCATGGAGAACTGTCGGAACGAGGCCGGAGGTGAGGGCTGTCGGGTCGTGATGGCATGGGTGTGGTCCCGCCCTGATATGATGATGAAGCCAATATCTCCCGGTTTGGGGTCGATGATGAAGGCGGAACGGCCGCCTTGCAAACGCAGGTAAGGAACATTGTGGATGAGGTCATGTGGCAGGGTGCGGGAGAGCGCATCCTGCTGCTGTACCATGGGACGGACCGTGACCTTGCCTGTAATGGCAGCGGCCTCGGTCGTGACTGTTTCTACCTGTACCAGCATGGAAGGGCCGATCTGGTTGATGTGGCTGGCAATGAGTGAATCCAGTGCACCTTTCAGGCTGTTTTTGCCCGCATTGGAGCGCAGGAGATAGGGCGTGGCTGTAGCAGGCATGCTGTGATCCTTCAGGCCGTTCTGGAGGTGGTTGTTCAGGAAGGTGGCGGCCCGTCATCGTCTGCCAAGGGTCGTACGGATGCATTCCATATGTGTATGCCAGGCTCCATGTGAGGTCTCGGTACTGATGTCGTGCCAGACAAAGGTGGCCAGCCACAGGCCGTTCCAAGGTGGGGTGCCGGTTGTGCATGTTCCGGTGACGGGTGCAAAGGCGCTTTCCAGAGCCAGTGGACGCCAGAAGGTGATGTCTGGCCGGAGGAGGGTTGTCAGGGATATGCCGGAACTGCTGTATCGGGGATAGCCGATCATCCCCGTTGCGGCTGAGATGACAGGAACTGTTGATTCCTGCCCTGCTGACGGGATGCCGGTAAAGGTCGGCCCCCATATTTCAAGGAGCCCCCTGTAGGGAATGGCCCCCTGGTTGCTTTCCATCATGGGGATGAAAGGTGAGAGATTGAAGGTGCCTTTCGTCGCCGTCAGGATGGCCTGTATCTGCTCAAGAGCCGTTCCCCATCTGTAATGGTTTGTCAGGCTGGCATGGCGTTCCCAGCCACCATGATCCAGCAGCTGGAAGCCTGCTTCTTTGCAGATATCCGCCATCAGGGTGATGACGTCCTGCGGTCCGGCATAGCCTTTGGCCTGTGGCAGGATGGACGCTGGAATGGTGCTGGTCATGGCATGGATATGGAAGGGACTGTCCAGATCATCATAATCCGTCTGGGCACTGTCGACTGTTCCAGTGAACAGGTTTGTCAGCGGGCTCCCTTCATCACCGGCCTGTATGGTGATGAAAGTCTGGCCAGCAGTGATTGTGTTTAGGTTGTCTGGTGCAGGATGGTCGGGAAGGATGGAAAGGCTGTCTCTGTCTATCTGGGAGAGCCCCCTGATGGTGAGGTCAGCTTCGGAACCGGTGGTGAATCCCGCATGTCTTATGGTGGCCTGTATTGCATGTCCCTCGCCAATCGTGAAGCTGTCTAGGCCTCCGTTCAGCCCGGGCATGAAGAATGTGACGGTTATCTGTTTGCGGGCAAAGCTGTGTGTCGTGGTGGCATTGGGATATGTGATGGCTGTCATGATGTATCATCTTCGTAATGAAGCAGGAATCGGGACCCCAGACCTGAAAATGTGGGATCATCAGCCCCTTGTGTGTCGGTGAAGTACAGGCGGCCTGGCAGCAGGCTGGCAGGGTTGCGGATGATGTTGGTCCCGTTCTGGCAGACAACGCCACGGAGAAGGGCTTCGGTACCGACGGTCAGGTCCATGTATAGTCCGGTGGAAAGCTGTCTCAGCCAGATGTGGCATTGCAGCCCGGCAATGGGGCAGGTCATGCTCTGTGCTGCTGTTGGCTGGAGCGGAACCGTGTAGATCATGTCCGTTTCTCCGGCTGAAGGGTGACGGGGCCTGCATTGCGGGTTTGCGCACCCTGTGGGTGGCGGCTTCCCGTCCAGCGGGACGTGTTTCCCTGTCGGACTTCCTGAATGGTGATGTTGGCCGTTATGATGTCAACGCCGCTGTCGACCGTGCGGGTGAAGGTGTAACCGGTGATGTTGGCATTGGGGTAGATGCCCTCTGGCGTGGCGACGAAATAGAGGTTTGTGTCCTTTACGAGCCGGGAAAGCGTTTCCAGAAAATCTTTCCGCACCGTGTCAGACCCCACACCAAGGGTGCTGCGTATGAAGTCTGGCAGCAGGTTTTCACCAAGGGAGCCTGTTTCCGACCCGTCACAGACCATGCGGATCATGGCCCGGTAGGGCAGGAATACCTTGTTGTAGCTCGTGAAGGTACCGTTTTCCTGTGGGGCGGAGCAGATGTTGGCCTGTTCATCCAGTCGCAGGGAATCGACATGGGCGGCGGAGAGGACACGTCTTGGCGCCTGGCCTGACAGGAAACTGGATGGGCCGCCAGCTGATCGGTTGAAACCGGACGATGTGAGGGAACTGAACTGGTCAGCCGTCGGGCGGCGGAAGATGCCCCATTGGCGGGCGGCACGCTGTACGGCCCAGTTTCCCAGCGTTTCACCACCGGTGGCGGAGGCTGACGCCCGGAGAGATGTCAGGATGGACATGAGGACTGCTCCAGAAAGAGATTATCCGGTCTGGGTGAGGGTCTGGCGGGCAAGGGCTTTTATGGTGCTGGCTTCCACGGCACGGGCAATGTCTTGCGGTCTGCCATGACCTGCCGTCACGGTGATGTTGATGGTCGGGCTGTGCGTGGTCGTGTTGTGGGTCGTGAGAGGGTGCGGTCGTGCTGCGGTTTCGACATGCCGGGCAAGGTGGGCAAGAGCTGGCCCTGCACCGGGAGTGGGCCTGCCCGGAATGGCGGGGGAACGGGAACCCGGTGCTGCAGGAAGCATCCGTGAGAGTGTCTGATCCGTACGGGCAAGGGTCAGGGACAGGCGATGCAGCCGCTCCTGGTCCTGCTGCGGCGTGGGTGAGACGTTCAGTTCCCGTGAGGCCGTGCCGGTCAGGTATGGGATGGACATGGCAGGCAGGAGCCTGCCCGGCTGGCGAGGAGGGGGTGTCTTCTGGCGTCCGGTTTCATCATGGGGTGAGGAGAGGCCTTCAGGAGCATGAAGGTTCAGGATGCTGCGGGCCGTCATCATGGCTGAAAAACCTTGCAGGAGGGGGCCGGGGTCCGCTCCCTCCCGTGTCGTATCAACCTGTCGTGCCTGGAGGTGAAGGACACGCTCCAGAGCCTGCTCTGCATTGTGGAGGGTTGGCTCCACGTCCTTCAGGGCCTGTCGGGCGGCAGGGGTGGACTGGGCCAGCAGGGTGGACCAGTCCCGCACGGTCTGTACCGCCGAGGGAGGCATGGGCTGGGGTGAAGGGGCTTTCGCTTCGGGAGTTGTGGCATCGCTCTGGCGGGCCGGTGGCTCCGGCATTGGCATCATGGCGGGCAGAGGGCGTGCCATGACAGGGACATCTGTTCCGTCTGTGTCCTGCTGTTTCAGACCAGTGAGTGATCGCCCCCCGGTGAAAAGGGCCAGTGCCCCCATGACATTCCGCCGGAAGGCTGCCGTGCCCTGTTTCAGGGGGAGGTGGGTCGGGGGACGTATCAGGTCCGACTGGGCAATGAGTGTATCAAGAATGGCCATTCATGCGCTCCACGGCCGCAATTTCCCAGAGAAGCCACATGTCTTCGCTGTCATAGAGGGTTTTCAGCTCATGCAGTGTGGCCAGCCCCGCCCCGATGACAAAGGCCATCGGACTGGAGAGATTCACGCAGCGGGCGGGAGGTCCCCGTCCGGCTGTGTCTCCCTCAAGATGGCGATGAGGGGGTATATCTGGTAAATTGCGGCCTTGAAAAAATCCACGTTCAGCCGGAAGGCCTCTGCCCGCAAGGCAGGCAACGTGTTGGGGTCCGTTATGTCCGCCTCGATGAGCGGGGCAGGCTCAAGGGCCCGGTTCGTGGGGTCCCGGCGGATTGTCACACAGTCCAGAAGGCCGGAGAAAGCCCGGTCACAGTCTTCATCGCTCATGTGCCCGAACAGGGCCATGCTCTGGCCGGAGAGACCGGCAATGCCGCTGTGCAGGGCCTCTCGTGGGGTGTTGGCTCCGGCACGGGCCAGGGCACGGACGACATGCCGTGCCCAGCGGTCCGCCGTGAAGGCCGACATGCGGGAAATGACAAAACATTTGCCTGCATCAGGGCCTTCGGCAGGGGTCCATTCGATGGTTTTCATGGTGGGTTGCCTTACAGCCCTGCCGGGAGGACATTTTCCCATGTGATGTTCACGGTCCGGTTGCCCAGCGTTGTATCCCCCGCCGGAACGGGGTCATAATCCGTCAGGCAGCCATTGGTGAAGGTGAAACGCTGTCCCAGCCCATGCAGCAGAAGCTCGCCGTTCAGTTCATAGACTGTCCGGGCCTGCCGGGAGGCCGTGGCGATGGCATCGAAGACGGGAAGGGAGCGTGATCCGGCAGAGAAATGCAGGGCCATGTGATAGGCCGAAGGGACAAATCCCTTGTTGAGACGGCCATCAATGGAGAGGCTCGTCGTGGCCAGCTTCAGCTTCTGGGAGCCACTCCAGCCATGGTCGGTTGCCCAGTTCTCCAGCGTGATGGGCGCATTGAACAGGGTCTTGACCGTGAGGGTGAAAACGGCGTCAGCCGAGGTGATGAGCGCAGTGCGGGACATGACTTACTGGACCTCGATGGATGCAAGATGAATGGACTGGACGGACTGGCCATCCGTGTACCAGAAGCGGCACGGGGGACTTCTGCGGGCGGCCCGGATGTCGGCTGCGGCGGTGGAGGCATTGGGCTGGAAGTACCAGCCCCGGCTCTGCACCGTGTCGCTGATGGTGGTTCCGGCAGCCTGGTCGATCTGCTGTTTCTGAAGGGATGTCAGCTGGATTCCGGGGCGGATGGCCCCGAAGCGCAGGGCCTGGTTGATGGTGTCCTGCACGCTGGCCGAGATCAGCCCATCCCCGATGCTGTCATACGGAATCTGCCCGGTCTGGAGCAGAAGCGTGGTCAGGGCGGACTGGAAGGACGCATTGAGCCATATCTGGTTGATGTAGCTGTCCGCCCAGAGGAAAGCCCCCGAGACATGCCCGTCCTCCAGCCACTGGAAGCGGCCCAGCCCGTTGGCATAGGCCCCGTAGAAATTGTAGCCATTGGCCCGGAGGGTGGCGGCTGTCGTGGCATCGGTCACGCTGGGGGTGAGCAGCCCGCTGCGGCGGAAGCAGAGCGTGGTGCGCCCGTCCGTTGCGCTGAAATCGAGCGAGGCCAGCCAGCCGAGACAGAAGGCGGCAGCTAGAGGGTCCTGATAGATCAGGGTGGTGCCATCAATGTTCCGGTTTTGCAACCATGTGCCGAAGCTGGCACTGTTCTGCGGGTTGAGGGCCTGCTCGTCCGTGTCCCATGGGACATACCAGTAACGGTCCGTCGTGTCGGCCACCCATGTGGCGAAGGCCTGTTTCTGTGTCAGGGTGGGTTCCCATGTGGTGGTGAAGCCGGTGAAAGCCTGATTCTGGCTGGTGATGAGGTCCATCAGGCTGGCAGGATCGGCCTGGTGGGCCGGGTCCGCCATATGGATCAGCAGGGTGGGCGGTATCTGGGCTGCATCGTCATGGCTGGCGAAATAAACGGCGGCCATGCGGGCTTCCGGGCTGTTGGCGGGGAAGTCTTTCGTCACGTCTGCCAGGGAGCCGTAGGATTTCAGCTGACCTGTACCGAGAGCGGCTGAATCCGAAGGGGTTGTGATGAGCAGCCCGTTCATGAAAGGAACGCCACTGGCTGTGCCGAGTGTGACGGGATTGATGCTGACAGTCTGGGCAAGAGGGATGGTGCCGGTCAGGGAGGCCATGATGGAGTGTCCTTGTCTGTGGAAAAGGAATCAGTGGTCGGCAGATGGGAGGGGAGTGGCCAGGGTGGCTTCCACCATGGAGGCCATGCCGAGGGCTGTGGCCGTCTCGGCCGGGCGTTTCAGGGTGGTCATGATGACGAGACGCAGTGTCAGGGTGGCGGAGGCCTCATACTGCTGTTCTGCACTGGTGAAGTCCTGCTGCGTGAGGGGCCCGGTGTCTATGGGGGCCATGTCAGGCCGTCTGTGGCGGAACCACGCCACGGTCCGCCGGTCCCGCCACAGGGTGCTGACACCGCCCAGAACCGTCAGGGATTCAGGCCCACGGGCGGTGAGCCGGATGGACAGTTCCACGGGCTGGGAGATGGTGACGCCTTCTTCATCATGGCCATGGCTGTTGGTGGCGAGCGGACAGCGTGTGGTTGGCTGCATGACGAGATGGCTGCCTGAAGGCATGGGCAGACGGTTCTGCTGGCCCTGGAAGAGGCCCCAGCCTTCAGGCAGAATTTCTGCTTTCAGCCAGTCTCCCAGCATCTGCATGACCGTGCTGTCTGTCGGGGTCAGCTGGAACTCTGCCGGCATGGAATCTGGCGGGTGACGATCAGGCGGCACCATTCATTGGCTCCCCATTGTTCGAGTATTTTCGTGACCAGCCATTCCGATCCTTCAAACAGGAGGCTGTCGCCCCCGCTCTGCAGAGGGCGACTGAGAGTATGGGCGCTGCCTTGCAGAAAGACGGTGCGGCTTTCTCCCTGCTGGGCGATGTCGCCAATGAGCTGGAGGAGAGTGGCCGGGGCGGGCTGGATGTCGATCAGCACAGGGATGTCCTCATGAAGCGGGGTCGTGCTGTAATCGGCGGCAATCTGGCTGCCTGTCATGCGGCGGAGAATGGCAGGCTGAAGCGGGTTGATGGTGGTTGTCACGCTGCTGGCGAGAGAGAAGAGATTCATGCTGTCTGGCCTTCCATCAGGTGGTGAAACCGGTCAGGCGGGACTGGATTGACGAAAGCGCATGACTGCGCCACCTTACGGCCAGTTCTGGCTGGTTGCGGATGCGTGTTCAGCCAGTGAGACAGGAGTAAGATCGTATGTATGGTGCTGTAACCGGCAAGGCCGTGCTGTTTGCCGTGGTGCTGATCCTGTGTCTGCTTTCTCTGACACGGACCATTTTCCTGATGATGCGGGCCGGTGATGGCAAGCGTATCACCTTCGGTACGCTGGTCCATCTCGTGGTGCCTTTCCTGTTCGCCTATGTTGTCTGGAAGCTGCTCTGGCACTGAGAGCGTCAGGTGATGATGGAAGACGGCCCACCCTTCTGGGGTGGGCCGTTTCCGTATCAGGGCCAGAGGTAGGCTGGATGTGCCTGGCCAGGCAGGAAGCGCATCTGGCGGAGGGGGGCCGTGGCCTGCCAGAAGATCAGTCCATACTGTGTCTGGCTGAACCACCCGGCCTGCCTTGGCAGGGTACTGCCATCCAGTGTGATGGAGACGGCCCCCCGTGTGGCGGAGGCGACCCGTCCGACTGGCGGTGCCGCTGGCGGGCTGCCGGTGGCCTCGCCAGACTGGGCTGGTGTTTCGGTGGCGAAGAGCTGCGCTTGGTGCGCTATCAGCAGCCAGAGCAGCGTCCTGCGTCGTGTCATGTCCCGGACAGGGGAACGGCCCGTATTGTTGAGGATCAGTTCTGCCAGCTGGAAGAAGCTTTCCGCCTGCCCGGCACTGACATGCCCGACGAAGGCCGGATAGGCGGCGAGCCAGTCCTGATAGGAAAAGGCAACCTGCCCTGGGGGGGAGGAGTCCGTCATGGTGGCATTGTCTCCCGGTTGGAGGCCCGTGCCGTTGGGCTGGAGGGCATAAGGCACGGGCGGGTGGTCAGGCTGTTTTCTGCATGGGGGTGACACCTTCGGCCAGGGTGGTGTTGTCAGCCCCTTCCAGCCCCGTGCGGTCCTTGGCCAGTTCGGCCATGGCATTGTCGGCACGGGCGGGCGTGGTTTCGGCAAAGATGATCTTCCGGGTGATGAGGTCGCTCTGCCTGTTCTGTTCCAGCCAGGCTTTCCAGAAGTTGGTCGGCACGGTGGTCCGTCCCGCCCGCCCGAGCAGACGGTTTTCCACCGGATGGTAGAGCGGGTCCTGCCGGATGCCATTCAGCAGTATGGAGGACCGGGCCTGTGGCGGAGTCATGACGGGGGCCGTGGCCTGTGTCCGTTCGCTCAGGCTGGAGAGGTCATGCAGGTCGAGCCGGATGCCGGAAGGCAGACGGCAGAGGACGGTGACAGTATCGGCCATGGTTCAGATTCCTGTCATGGTGACGCAGGCCACCGGGTAGAACCAGATGGTTCCCCATGTGCCCTGGGATTTTTTCTGGCGGATGTAGGAGCTGTAGCGTTCGACCGCATGGGCACGCAGCTTCTCGGTAAAGGCGGTGGAGACACTTTCCTGCCCGTCCACCTCCCGCAGGAAGAGCTGCATCTGCGTGACCTTGCTGAGACCACCAGACAGCGTACTGCCGGCTTCCGGCAGGGTCTCGATCTTCAGGTTGGGCAGGTTCTCCCGCAGCAGTTCATGAAGGGAGACACGGAACTGGTTCGTGTACAGCAGGCACTGCTGCCGCTCCGTCGGAATGACGAGGGTCAGGGGGCTTTCCAGCGTGACATTTCCGCCCATCTGTTCGGAAAGCTGCTGGAAGGCCTTGAGAATGTCGGCATAGACCTGCATCGGGTCGGTCATGCTCAGCCAGTCGCTGCTGCCTGTTGCCGCTCCGGAAGGAGCAATCTTCGGGGTGGGCTGGATGGCCGGTGGCAGGGCTGTGTCATTGAGGGCACCACGCAGCTGGAGACCTTCCATTCCGAAGAGGCTGATGCGGTTGCTCGTCTTGTTCAGGATGGAGATGGACGCCTCATTCTTGCGGGAGACCCAGTCCAGCCGTGCCGCCCCCATGCGTTCCGCCTCCCGTTCTCCCCAGCGGGTCCATGTCTGGAAATGGAAGGACTGCCTCTGCACCCAGTTGGCGTTGACGTCACTGTCCCCGGAGCTGTCATAGTCCCCGTAGGAAGCTGTCTGGCCGGAAAGTTCGACAAAGGGGAATTGTGCCGTGTCCGTCAGCCAGTCGCCTTTCTGGCCCTGGCCATAGATGGCCTCGGCCCGGATGGGTGTGATGAGAGCCTTGATGGTGCGAGGGTCGGCATAGGTGGAAAAGATGGACGGAATGCCGGAATTGGGAGCCGTCACGGCGCTGTCGAAGGCCATGGCGTGGTCAAGCACGCCATGAATGCCGAAGTCACGTTTCAGCATGGCGGAAGAAATGGAGTGGGGCATGGTGATACCTTGCTTGTGGTCGGGAGCGGAGAAGGGGCGGGCGGGTTGAAGAGGGGTCAGGCCGTCATGGGGTGCATGGGGCCGGAAATGATGATCGGTTCTCCCGCACTGCCGCCACGGGAGACCGTCCAGCCTGTGGCCACGGTTCCCTGCGGTGTGTTGCCTGCCGGGGCCGTCTGGAGGCTGCCGTCACCTGTGGAGGCATAGACGGCCTGTCCCGCCGTGGCTGCCGTGCTGGCCACGGCCCAGAAGTCTCCGCCCTCAGCAAGGCTGGCCATGAAGCCCTGCGGCAGGGTCATGGTGGCGGACTGGAGATACTGTGTCGTCAGCCCCTGCTGCGAACGGTAGAGGAAGCCCGCCGGGGTGGTGGTGCCGGTGTGGCTCAGGCTCACGCCGTCTTCATGACGCCAGACGAAACGGGCAATGGTCAGCCCGCCCTCTCTGGCGATGAATCCGCCTTCCGGGGCGATGGCCGTGCGGATGGGGTTGGCACTGGCCGGGGCTCCGGGAAAACCCTGCGGCCATGTGTAGGAGACAGTCTGCTGGAAATCGGACATGGATGTGCTTTCTGTAAATCTGGGCAGGGATGGGGTCAGTAACGGCGTGGGGCCGTATACCCGGTGGCGGTTTCATCAGCGGCAGGAGCGTGCGTGATGGGTGGAGTCATGGCCTCCAGACGGGTCTGGACGAGGGCATGAAGACCGGCCTGATTGATGGCGGCGAGACTGTCCGCTGCCATGCCGGACTGCCGGAGGGCATAGCGGTAGACGTCATCGGCACTTTCCATGCCATGAACTTCTCCGACCAGGGGGCGGACAAGGCGGCGTGCCTCCTCCGTGGCCTGGCGCAGGGCACGGTCGGCGGAAAGGGCCTTCTGGATGGCCTCGTTCAGGGCAGATTCCGCCTCTTCATGGTGGGGTGCCTCGGCGGTGGGCGTGTCGTCTTTCCGTGTCATGGTGGTGGCTGCTTTCCCTGTGGCTGAAGAATCATGGACCAGCACGTCAGGGCCGGCCCGTCCTTTTGTTACGAGGGCAATATGGTTTCCCCGGATGTTGACCATGCGTCCGTCATAGGGCTGGCCCTCATGGGTGCCCGGTGTCATGTCCGCCTCATAGGCGTAGCCGCAGGATAGTTCCTTCTGGTCACCGGACTGGATGCGGGTGATGGCAGGACCATCAAAGATGACCATGCCGACCGTCAGGTAGGGGCTTTCGAAGCGGGCATTGTCCATGGTGGAGCCGACCGTCAGTTCCCTTGGGTGGGCATCCGCACTGGTGGGGACGTGTTCCTCCAGAACAGGCAGGGAGTTGAAACTGTCTGCCGCCTTTTCCAGTTCTTTCGGGTCCCGCAGGAGGCGGTAGGACTGGTCCGGGTTCAGGCCCAGCCGGGCATGGTCGGGAATTTCCCGCCCCTGATAGAGGCAGATGTTGGCCTTGCTGATGGGGGTCCGTTCCACACGGAGGCGTCCGTTGTCATCAAAACTGCGGACGGACCCGGTGCGGTCATAGGCGAGAATGGTCATGAGGCCTCGGATGGCTGTGGTTGTGTGGTCTGCTGCCAGAGGGGCTTGAAGGTGATCTCCAGCGCAGGGTCGGTGTCTCCCCAGAGGTTGAGCTGGATCAGGGTGAGCAGGCGGCTCAGCACGGGCCGCATGTGGGCTTCCTGAAAGGCGGCGATCTCATCGTAGAACACCCTGATTTCTCCAGCGGAGGAGGCGTTCAGCCCGTTGGGGGTGATGCCGAAGAGCTTCACGAGCGGTATGCCGGGTATGGAGGCCATGGCTTCCATGGCCTGGGACTGGAGGTCGGCAAGCCCTGTCAGGGGTGTGGCCACGATGGATACATCCTCGTTCTGCCGGTCGGCCACGATGATGTCCTGTCCTTCGGAAATTTTCTGCATGAAGGAGGCCCGCCCCGTGATGGAGGCTGTCGGGTCGGCCTCGTCGCTGGTGCCGGTGGCCATCAGGCCGCCCATGTCGGTCTTCAGGACAAGCCTTGAAAAATTGGCCGTGATGTTGCTGATGCTGTTGCGGGTCCGCAGGAAGTTGTGGACATAGGGGCGCAGCTGCTGTGTCAGGCTCATCCCGCCGAAATTGAATGACGGTTTGAAGAGGTCGGATACGCCATAAGGCACCATGCTGATGAGCCTGTCCCGATGGACAAGGCTACCCTGCACCCACCAGTTGCGGGGCCGGTAATAGTCATCCTGCAGGGGAGAGTCGGCATTGTAGGCGTTGGGCGTGGTCCAGACCGGTTCGATGTTTTTCAGCCCGGCTAGAGTTCCCCTGCGGACCCCGTGGGGGGTGAGGGGCAGCGGGAGTGTCTGCCCATAGGTCGTGCGGGGCGTGTCAGCCATGTTGAGCCAGATATGGCCGATGCCGTAGAGCAGGCTGTCCAGAATCTGCTGGTGCAGAAGCTCGCGGACATTCAGCCGTTTCATCTCCACATCCAGCGCATGAAGGCGGGCTGCGGGATCCGACGGAAGAGCCGGAGAGGGATGGTCTGGGTTGTGCGTGCTGAGGCTGATCCATTCCCGTGTGGCTTCCCGTGCGATGACATCACAGGGTTTGCGGAACTCCGCCCGCTGGGCCATCTGGGCGAGGGTCGGATACCCCAGAAAACCAAGCCCGTCGGCCATCCATGATGGCTGGGCTGCCGTCTGTCCCATGGCCCAGCAGGCCATGTCCATCATGGCCGTGGGGGCAGAATCCATGCCGGGCTGGTCATGCCCTTCCGGCACGACGCCCGGTGGTGGCCGGTAGGGGGAGAATGGCGTGGCTGTTTCTCTGTCATCGGGTGTAGGGATGGTGTGGGAGGCCCGCCACAGGCGGGTCAGCCAGTGGGGACTTGTCTTCCCGGCCATACTGGTGTGACGTGGAGCGGCGGGTTCCTGCCGGGGGCGTGCGGTTGTTGTGGGCTGTTTTTCAAACAGACGGGTGAGAGAAAAACCGGGCATGGGCAAGGCCTATCTGTAACGGAAAGGAGACGTGTCATGAGATGGATCGACTGGAAGGCATCATCACAGCGTATTGCCGGACGGATGCTTCTGCTGGCCCTTCTGGGTGGGCTGATACTGGGGGGAGCCGTAGGGGGATGGCTGGTCTGGGCGCTGGGTCATCCGTGAGAGCCATGTCCATCAGGTAGGTGGTGCAAACCGTGAGAAATCCGGCAGGGGGGACTGGTTGGTGATGAGGCCATCCAGAGCGTAACGCAGGGCGTCGATGTAATGGTTGTTCGCATCTTCCACCTGCGGGAGGACATCGCCTGTCAGCGGGTCCGACCTGTAACGGTAGAGGCGGAACTCACGGACTGTCTGCTGGCAGCGGGGATGGATGCGGATGGACCGGAAGGAGCGCAGCCTCTCGATGCCATCCTGTACGCTTCCGGGCCATTTTCGGGCGGCACTGATGCGGAAATGATGGCGGGTGCGAAGGTAACTGATCGTTTCCGGCCGGGCACCGTCTGCCCGGATGGGCCAGTGGCGGATGCCCGGTATCCTGTCGAACAGGGCAGGCAGGTGGTCCAGTGGAATGTGGGTGCCGCCTGCCTCATGGTCGATATGGAGGATGTCCTCGTGAATGAAGCAGCGTATGACGGCTGTGGGGTCCCGTGAGAAGCCCCAGTCCACTCCAAAATGGAAGCGGCAGCTGCTGGGGGGCCGGAACTCTTCAACCGTGATGCGGTCGGGGAAGATGAGGGCTTCGTGATGCAGCTGATAGCCTCCCTCCCAGATATGGCCATAGTCCTGTGGTCGCAGATGTTGATCCCGTTTTCGTTCCTGGTCCAGAACATTTGGGAACCACGGATTGTCTGACCAGTTCGCCCGGATCGTGATGAAGGAGGGGTCACCTTCCGTGGCAGGATCACGCATGAAGGCATCCACAGGGTCGGAGGGATGATTGGGATTCCAGCTGAACCAGAGTTCGGAACCGGGCTGGCGGATGGTCGGGCGCAGGAGTTTCAGGGACCTGGCCGAGAGGGACTGCGCTTCCTCCACCCAGGCGATGTTCATTCCTTCCAGGGATTTTATGGTTTCGGCATTGTGGGACTGCATCCCCTGGAAGAGGATGACACCGCCGCCGGGTGTACGGATTTCCCTGTCCAAAACTGTGAAGAGGTGGGACAGGTTCAGGCGTGCGATGGTGTCCCGGAGCAGCTGGTGAACGGAAACAGTCAGGGATTTCTGGATTTCCCGGATGCAGACCGCCCGCAACCCGGGGCGCAGTGTGGCCTGTTCGATCAGCATTCCGGCAAAGAAACAGGACTTCCCGGAACCTCGTCCTCCCCAGATGCCTTTATAGCGGGCAGGCTGTAGAAGGGGCGCAAAGGCCCGGGGTGTCATGATGGTGACCCGGTCTGTTGTCATGAGGCCCCTGCATTTTATTGCGGTGATGTGTCCGGTGGTGTTGTGCCCGGAGCAGCGGGATCAATGATGAGCCGCTGGATGGTGTGTACGGGGCCGCCATCATGCCCGGCATGTTCCATGGTCTGCCGGTCGCCATACCGCTTTGGGGCACGGCGGGCCATGATCCAGCGGAGCATGTCGAACCTCAGCTTGTGGAAATTGACCGTGGCCGCATCAGCTTTTTCTGGCATGGCCCTGATATGGGAGAGGATGGTGCTTTCCAGACTGTCGGCAGACAGTTCCCGTGCCCGGCGATAACGGGGCAGGAGGGCCGGATGTTTCTGGAGCCAACGATAGAAGCTGCGCAGGGTGGGGCGCCGTGCGCCGGAGCAGATGTCATGCAGGGGAGTGCCGAGCATGAGGTCTTCCATCATTTCATCAAAGAGTTTCTGCGAGAAGGAGACAGGCTTTTTGCGGGGCGTGTCATGAGACATGGGTCGCATGAAGGCGGTTGCGGGCATGTCTGCCAGAGAAGAAGGGCAGCCTGTCACTTTCCAGAGCGTTGACCTGCAGTTCCCGGTGTGTCCGGAGGCGGAGCTGGGTGAGGGTGAAGGCGGAGAGACTTGCAGGCTGGGGGGTGACGGCCTGACGCTGCTTGAGGAAGGGAATGGCCCTGACGACCGCATTTTGTTTCAGTCCCAGAATGAGTTCATCCCTCCATGTCAGAGGAATGTCGGCCCTGTGTGTCAGGGCTGGAGCTTCGTGGATCGGGCAGAGAACAAGACTGTTGCCCTCTTCGGCAAGAACGGTGCAGAGGCCGCGTCTGGTCAGAACGATGCGGCCGCGGCCGAGCGGCTGCTCGGCGGGGGAGGAAGGCATGTGAGCCAT